CTGCGTCACGGCAATAATTGCACAGGAAAGAAGCAATAAAGAATGAAAAACCTCAAACCCACCTCAAAAGCATCGGCAGCACTATGACCCTGGAAACCCACACTTCCTCCTCTATCGTCAAAATGCTTCTTCTTGGCCGGTCTGGCTCAGGTAAAACCGGACACCTTGGTACACTCGCTAAAGCCGGCTACCGCATCTTCCTTGCTGATTTCGATTCCGGCCTAGATATCCTTCTCGATCCTAAAGTTCTCGACCCGTCCCTCCGAAGCAAAATCCACTACCAGACTTTCTACGACAAAAACCTCCTTCTTGGCGGGCAGATGCGACCGGAGGCTAAAGGCTACACCAACTTCATCAACGCTATGGCTGATTGGAAAGAAGATGGGAAGAGCCTGGGCAGCATTTACACCTGGGGAGAAAATGACATTTTTGTTATTGACAGTCTTACCTTTTTAGGTAATTCTATCATGAATCACGTTCTAGCGCTAAGCGGACGTGGAGGCCAAAAGCCGCAACTACAAGACTACGGCGCTGCAGTTGATACACAAGAGGCTGTCATCGAAACTCTCTACAATCCCGCTGTAAAGTGCAACGTCATTGTTACTGCTCACCTGATGTACATGGGTGATGAGACGACTGGCGGGGTTAATAAGGCGTTTCCCAGCGCTATTGGCCGGAAGCTTCCTCCAAAGATCTCACGTTATTTTAATAACGTAGTGCAGATCCAGAAGTCAGGTATGGGAGCTAATGTGAAGTTTGAACTTCAGACCACAGCGACGCACGACACGGACCTGAAAGTCTCGAAGCCGTCGCTTATCAAGCCGGTCATGCCGGCTGACCTCGGGGAGCTATTCAAGCTACTCCGTCAGAATTAAGAGAGCCCCATGCGCGATGCGCTTCTTGCTCTCTTTCCCAGCCTTCTTAGCGTAGCCTATATCCTAGGTCTAGCTCTGAAGAACTACTTAAAACTCAAAGGTAAATAAAATGGTTGACATGACAAACCTTCTCTCCCGTCCCGCTTCTGGCGTTGAGCCNCCGAAGCAGTTGCCCGTTGGGCAATATCTGTTCCGCGTCACTGCGGTTAACACCAAAGANGCTCAGGGCAATCCGCTTGTCACTCAAAACGGCAATGCCAAGGTTGAGTTCTTGGTGCAAGCTGAAGCGCCGATTGAAGTCGATCAGTCTTCTCTCGAAGGCATCGTTTTCCCGGCGAAGTCTCGGCTTGTTTTCGTAGTCACGGAAAACTCCCTCTACCGGCTGGTTGCCTTCCTGGGCGACCATTTGAAGCTGCCGAAGGAAGAACATGCCGTGTCGCAGATGATCGACATGTCTCCGGGTAACGTCTTCCGAGGGACTATCGTGCATGTGCCGAGCAATCAGCCCGGTAACAATTCCATGTACGCGAATATCTCTGAAACTTTCCCGGCATAACATATGTGAGAGGGGGCTTCGGCCCCCTCTTTTCTCTCGGAGGAAGCCATGAACCTTACCGACTTATACACCGCAGCTTGCGAAGAAGCTGCTGAATCCTTAGAAGTAGACGAGCTAGTTGTCTTTGACGTGGTAAAAGAGGTGATGGTAAATCTTCAGCGTACTCTTCCTGATAACTTGTTCGATATCCGCAGTTCTGTAGAAGAATTGATCGAGGCGGCAGGCGATGAGTAGCTTTAACATTTCAGTTCTTTCGATTAAAATCGACGACGATCGCCAGCGTAAAGATCTTGGCGACATTACAACCCTCGCGCAAAGCTTCTCGGCTATCGGCCAGATCACTCCAATCGTTGTAGAACCTGACGGAGACACATACCGGCTGATTGCCGGCGAACGGCGTCTCACCGCGGCTAAAAAGCTTGGATGGTTTGAGATTGAAGCCATCACTCGTGCCGACCTTTCTGACCGTGAGCGTGTTCTTATCGAACTGGAAGAAAATGTTCGGCGCAAACAGCTTACTTGGCAGGAAGAAGTTAAAGCTGTCCAGACTTTCGTGACGCTTTCTAAAGAGCCGCAGGCGATGGCGGCAAAGTCCCTCGTCATGAGTCCTCAGACTCTATCCCACATGCTTACCTTAGCAGATAACCTTGATCGCTTTCCGGAGCTTAAGGACTGCCCTACCTGGACTTCAGCTTACGCGCAAGTTACAATCAAGCTGAAGCGGCTTACTGACGCGGCGCTTGAAGATATCTTTGAGGATATTGTCTCCGGCGACTTAAACACAGCGCCGCCAGAAGACCTTATCCTTGACAGCGAACCTACTTCCCCTGCAAGCACTCCTAAGCTATCACAGCTATACGCTGATCCCGAGCCAGCAAAGCCTAAAGAAGCGCCCGCGTTTCAAGCCTTAGAGGGCGATTTTGCACTTTGGGCTAAAGAATACACCGGCCGCCGCTTTAACCTACTCCACTGCGACTTCCCATACGGATTGAACATGGGCAGCGCTAATCTGCAAAACTCTTCTGCACGTTGGGATGTTACAGATGGACGCTACGATGACACGCCTGAGCTTTTCGATCGACTTACGCGAGCGTTCTTCGACAATCAAGATAACTTTATCTCAGATACCGCGCATTGCGTATTTTGGCTCGCTGCTAAAAATTACGGAAGACTTGCANGCCGCTTTGCCCACTACGGTTGGACTGTCTGCGACGTACCACTTATCTGGCATAAATCAGACAACGCTGGAATTGCACCTGACGTGCGCAGATGGCCGCGACGCACATACGAAATTGCAGTATTTGCTTCACGAGGCGATCGTAAAATTCTCAAAGTTAAGGCAGCTTCTATTGCCGGACCTACTACCAAAGATNACCACCTTTCAGAAAAACCTACCCCTGTAGTAACGCACTTCTTGGAAATGCTTGTAGACGAGACTACTGAAATTTTTGACCCTACAGCAGGATCAGGGACGGCGCTTCGCGCGGCCAAGGCCCTGGGTGCAAAGCGGGGCCTTGGCCTAGACGTACTGCCTGAGCATGTAAACTACATGAATGGAGCTTGGAATGACTGAACTTGTAGCAGTCGATAGAGCAAAACAGTGTATGGCCCGCCAACAGCGAATGGAATGCTTCGCCGCCTACCTTGAATTATACCGCTCATTTTCAGGGCAACGCATGGGGGAACAACCTTCCCCGGCACACGAAGCCGCGATTGTAATGGTGCTTGCTAAGATCGCCCGTATCACGGTTGGAGCAAGAGGTCATAAAGATAACTACACCGACGCAGCGAAGTATCTTGCTATTGCTTATGAGGCAGACGCATGAACAACTTGCGGAAAGCGATCCTCCGTGCTGGACAATACGCTGACGACGTTGTTCTTGTCCCTGCAGCTTCTTTCTTAAAAGCACAGCACAAGAAAGAAATGGCTGAACGTCGCACGCGGCAGCTTGCCCGCACACCTTCTCTCAACATCGTCCGGACTTCACGGGCGAACCTCTTACTCAAGAAGTGAAACTCCTTGCCCCATCTGGCGCGAAAATCCTACTTATCGGGGAAGGTCCGACAGAGGAAGATCTTCGCGCTGGAGTTCCCTTTACCGGCCACGCGGGACGGGAACTGGACACAATGCTTGCAGACGCAGATCTATCTCGCGCGAATGTAGCACTTACTTACCTCTTTCAGGAGCGCCCGCCGGGCGGAGATATCAATGCTTGGGCTGTTCCACGGACAAATCTTAACCTCAACCCTTCGCTTCCTTGGTCAGGAATCCCTTGTAAAAAAGGTGTTGTCGATCCTGCCCGTACGCAGCCCGCCCTTGCAAGGCTCTACGAAGAAATTGCTCAAGTCAATCCCAACGTCATCGTTACACTCGGAAATACGCCCTTGGCTGCTTTATGCAGGGTCTCCGGCATTACAAAGCTCCGCGGCGCGTTACACTTTTTTCAGAACCGAAAAGTTATCCCTACGTACGCTCCTTCGGCCGTTCTTCGGCAATACGAATGGCGGCCTCAGGTAGTAGCGGATTTTATAAAAACTAAGATTGAAAGCGGCTTTCCTGAAGCTCGGCTCATCAATCGCTTAATCTACATTGAACCGACTGTCAACGATCTTGAAGACTGGACGGAGCGCCTTTGCCGTGAAGACTTCATATCCTTTGATATTGAGACTTCCGCAAAGCAGATCACTTGCATAGGTTTCGCTCCAAATTTGAGGGAATGCTTTGTCATTCCTTTCTGGGATGTTAAAACTGGAAACTATTGGGAGCGTGAAGAAGACGAAGTTTTGGCGTATAAAGCGATGCGGCGCATTTGCGCCTCACGCAGCGTTAAGATTGCGCAAAACGGCCTTTACGACGTTTCCTACCTCTCTAAATACAATGTCAAAGTTACCAACTTTACTGAAGACACTATGATCCAGAGCCATTCTCTATACCCGGCTATGCCTAAGGGCCTGGACTTTCTAGGCAGCATCTACGCTAACGAACGTGCGTGGAAACGCTGGCGTGTTCGGGGCGGTGACACAAATGAGCATAAGAGGGAAGAATGATTGTAGTTGTAGAAAGTCCCTGGGCGGGACTTGGCGCCGGAGAGAAGGCGAAGAAATATCTACGCAACTGCATACGTGATGTTCTAGCCCGGAATGAGCTGCCGTGGGCTTCACATGCGATGCTGGCTTGGACTGAAGCTCTTTACGAGTCCGACGAAGAACAGCGTGCGGAAGGCATTGAGGTCAATAAGCTCATGATTATG